TCACAGAAGGTAAAATTGCATGCGAACTAGTTCCAGTTATGCCTGTCCCTGTTGAGCCTATCTGTAATGTTGTAAAACTACTTCTAGCTTGAATACTCCCCACAGTGGTGCCGTCTTTGCGGAGGTCAATGATGCTGCCATCTGATGATTTACGGTTCAAACGAATAGCATCTGAACCATCTGCTGTAGCTGTAATTTGACCGTTAACCAACGTAACCCCGACAGTGCCTATTGATTGAACTGTTTTGCCATGTAGCAAGTTACCCGATGCGTCTATGCGGCATCTCTCAGAGTTGTTGGTATAGATTGCTAAAGCATTACTGGCCTCTTGTAGCCTTGGGGAAAAACCTGATGATGAAGCTAAGTATAATTTTCCTGCCCCTGATGAAGTTCCAAGCTGAATGTTGCCATCAACTGTGAGCTTTTGACCAATCGAACTCGTCCCAATGCCAACATTACCTCCAGTTGACGCATCTATAACTAAAGCAGTTGTATCTAACGCACTGGAATTAGATGTCCTAAATATAATATCTGCGTCTGGGGTATAGTGATCAATATATGCAGACCCTCCTGATTTGAAGGCTAAATTATTTTCAGCAAATACACTGTCATTATTTCCTACCAAAACCGTGCCAGTTACGTCTACACCTGTGGAGGTGGTGGCGAGTTTCTGTGAGTTGTCGTAATAAAACTGAGCCGCACCATTTGCTGCAAATAAAGCATAATTTTCACCATCAGAAGCCTGTAATCTAAGTTGGTCAGATGCCCTGATATAAACACGACCAGTTCCTTGGTCATCAATATAGCTATTAGAACCATCGTGATAAATCTGTAGGTCAGACCCTGCGCCAAAGATAGCTTTGTTATTGTCACCAAAAGACAAGTTACCCGTCATAGTTCCGCCTGATAGCTCCAACTTATCGGTATTTAAGTTGGTAAAGTTTGCGTCAACTTCGGCGTGGGTGAGCGGAGAACCCTTACCGGAACGAGTAACAATAGTTGCCATGTCTTAATCCAATCTTATTTTAAGATTTCCTGCGCTAATTCTGAAAATATCGCCAGATGCGATTGTTTTGGGTAAAGCCGTCGTAAAGTCGCTAGGATCTGTCAGCTCCGCATACGCAAGCAAGTTGCCGCCGGTTAGCGCGTCATAAACGCCGGCGTATGTAACCGTACCCCATGTAGCGGTTGCAGTCGGAAACTCTACCGCAGACCCCGTAGTCGCCTCGGTTGGCGAAGTTCCGCTAACTGTAAACGTTACAGTCTTGCGCGCATATGATCCTCCAGACACTTCCGTTCCGGCTGCGCTGTCTGACGATGCTGACGTGTGAAGACCCACATACAAAGTTGTGGGAGCAGTGTAGGCGTTTCCGCCAAATACGTGGTCAAGGATTTTATCCTCTAAGTAGTCTGTAAAACTCATTTTTAACTCCTATGCTATAGCGCGTGGGCGCATCCTTAAACTTGACGAGCCGACGCGTGACCTCTCGTCTTGGATTTTGAGCGCCTCAACGCCCTGACGATACAAACCCTGCCATACTGGTATTCTCGTATCGTCGTTCAAATATGGAGCCGCCTGTAGTAACGACCCATACAAGTATATATCAGGAGCAGCCAACAAAAGCCAGTTGTCAGTATTGCTATCTGATAATGCAGGAACTTTTGAATAGTACATAAGTTCTCCGGCATATATCGCGTCGGGGGTTGGCACAACTTCTATCTGCGTCCCAACATTTGTAAAGAATTTTGGCTTACCCGAAGCCGTGTAGTTTATTTGCTCCTCAGATGCCTGATCCGGTGTTACAAACAATAAATTAGCAATTGGGCTCGTGTTTAATTGAAATCGTATTGTCTCAATCCAATCTGACGGCTTTAAAAAATATTTAGTGTCTACATCTGCCGTGGCACGCTTTACCATCCGGTGGTCGCGTATGTCTCTGTTTATCTGAGCTTCAGACAGTGATATAAAAGTCGGTATGACTGACGTTAAATCATCCCTGAGTAGCCAGTCTGCAATTGAAGACTTCAGCGTTGAGTAGCTTGTAATGCTCATAATGTGCCGGCCCTTGTCCTAAATACTCGGTTGTTGCCATCGTTTAGCCATTTACGCATCGCCTTCGGGTCATCTGCAATCCCTTGGCGCTTCAGCTCATAGTACACCGAAAGAGGTAACGACGCCACCTTATTAACGTCTCTGTATCTATTAGGTGTCTCTTTGTACTCGTTTTTATTTCTTTCGGCAATTGCGGAGACATCTTGTTTTGTCTCAACGACATACTCGCCCTTATCGGTTACGTGCCAATACTTTGTTATTCCGGTTGTCGGGTCTTGGCTAAATATACGCTTCATTTTTAACTCCAAGTAAATGGGGCGACTAATGCCGCCCCAAATATATTATGATGTTGCTAGGTCAAAAGATCCTGCATGAGCTGCCTCATTAAGAACTTTTAAACCAAATTCGCAAAGAATCATTCTTTTTTCTGCGTCACCGGTTTTGGCAAGTTCTACCTGTTGGATCGGACGTAAGTAACATACTGATGCATACTCTGGGTCGAGCATGAACGCATCTCTGTCTCTTTGAAACCTGTTACAAACCACATTTAGAGTTCCAAAATCTGACATATATACGTCTGCCGTTCCAACGATTGTTGTCGGGCTGTCGCTTGGAGCCTGATAACGCTGAGCAGCAATACCGGCAAAGCCTGATACGACTGTCTTGTTATGTGGCCCAACCATCAAGATGCTTGGCTGACCGCCGGCTGTAAACGCAGCCTGCATTGCAGTTTTAAGTTTTGCCTCGGTAAATGCAGCTTGCGTACCGTCTGTACGAGCGTCACTACCGTCACCAGTTGGTGATGCACCACCTGACCCAAAGTTGTCGTTGGTAGCAATCCAAGCACCAAGACCTGCGGTCTCACGAGCTGTGGAAGCGTTACCGGCCACTTGAGCGTTATTGTCGGTTAAAACTGCCTCGACATCACGGCGTAATTCCTTACCGCGCTTAGCCAACTGATAACTTAACTCATCGTTTCTGCCGGCTAAATCTTGCGCTGCTAGGTTGTCAGCGACAATAGTTGTACGACGCAAAATGTGCGTATAGTTACCAACTCTAGTGGTTGCTGCCGTAGCATCGAAAGATCCTACATCATCCCCATCGATTTGAGCTGTTTTGGAAGTTGCCGCCAAAGCGTCAGTCTGCCACTCAAAATAAGTATTGGATACATTTTCTGACCCAACGTTACTTTGAAAAGGCACCTCTTCGGGCGAAATTGAGCTGATTATGTCAGCCAACGATTCACGTATACCTTTAGCTGAAAAGGACGTGAAAGTATTTGTTACAATAGCCATTATAAATCTCCTATAGTAAGGCTCTTATTGCTTGAGCCGCGTCTTGGACACGGCCGGATTGTTTTGCGTTCTGAATCGCTTTTTGTGCATCTGACTTAGGTCTAGGCTGTGACGCTTTGGTGCCGCTCTTTAATGTCTTGGCGCGTGCTTTTTTCGGCTTGGCCTTTGCCGCAGTAACTCGCGTTTCTCCTCGATCATATAGCATGGCTTTCCTTGCTAACTTCACAAGCGTGGCATTTGTCAAACCGCCAATGTCCTGCTCGGTAAATCCTTCGCCAAGTAGAAAGTCCCGTATCTGGGTTGCTTCCTGCGCCGCAACTTTACTGTCGCGCCACTCGGGTATGACTTCCGGCAGTATTTCGCGTTGCTGAGAAACGTACTGCTCCTGCATTTGCTGCACCTTTTGTTGTTGCAACGCCTGCAATCGCTGTTGCTCGGCTTGGACGGCTTGCATCTGAGCTTCACGCTCGTCTTGCTGCTTCCGCCACTGACGTTCTGCCTTCGCTGCCATCGTGGGGTCTGTGTCGTACAGTGTATCCCAATCCGGCTCCTGCTCCTTCTGCTCAAGCCGTTGCTGCAAAGCAGGCAACATCTGAGCATATTGTGCACGTTCACGCTCGATTTCGGAGTATTGTGCTTCTAGCGTTTTACGCTGTTCCGCCAATTCCTGCGTCTTACGTGTGTAATCTCTCTGCCTTAGATTAGCTGCTTTCAGCTCTTCAACGGTTATCTCTTCACCATCGACCTCTACTATGGCCCCTAGTATATCGAAGGATTCGTCTTCCGAACTTTCTGCATCTTCCTCGACTTCGAGCTCCTCCTCAGATCCTTCGACAACTGAATTATCTTCCTCAGTTGCCTCCATCTCCTCGGAGGCTTCAGCCTCCTCCACTACTTCTTCAGTGGTTTCGGCCTCAAGCGCATCAGTTGCCGCAGCGTTATCCTCTTCGGGCGCAAGCATGGCTCTGATTGCATTTTGAGCACTGTACAGGTCAGTCCCTTGTGGGTTGCTGTTTTCTGCCATCTCATTAACTCCATATTATGGGCTTATTTTGATTTAATTTCAATAGCCCCGTTATCTACCATTGCACGCAGCGACTGGCGTACCATTTCGACGCCGCGTAATTTCATATAAATAGCCTCGCGGCTATCACTATCATTGGTTCCAGTTATTTTAAACTCGAGCCAACAATCCTGCTCGATCTCAGCTAAAAATCTTTTGAGATCTGTGTCTTTAAGTAGACGCTCCGCCTCCCTACCGTCATCTATGATTTGCTGTTTAGTCTTCACGCGCAGCCTCTTTTATTACGTCAGCCTGCGCCTTCATAACTTCCCGATTAATCGCCAGTTCTGCTCTGATATTTTCTACGTTAAGCTGCGTGCCGTACTTTGCCTTCATTTCTTCAGCCTTTACAAACAGCTCCGCCTCTAGCTCGTCACGCTTGCGATCATCCTCGAGCCTAAACTTCTCACGCTGCATTTGCAGCTCGGCGGCTTTCTTCTGAATATCCGCCTGTATTTGCTGTATCTGCACTTGAATAAGCTGCTCGTTAATATCTGGCTTTTTATCTTGAGGCGGTGGTTGGAATTGCGCCGGATCACTCCAAAACTGCGAAGTGTCTTTAAACCCTGCTAATTCTGTCATTGCCTTCAGCGTGTTAGAAAGTTTGCTCAGATCGGTAAGTGGATTGACTGGCCCCATCGTCTGCATCGCATCTTTCTGCATTTCCCCGATCTGACGCAGCATTAGCATACGCTCGGTGTCAGAGCCTCGCCCGAGAGCTACGTTGATGGATACGTCCATATTGGCGTTCCAAGCGCGTGGGTCTATAGGGATAAACTCGTTGTTAAGGCGTATCATGCGCTCGCGGTCTTGGTGGGTGGTCACCAGATGCAATACAAGCTCGTACAGGCGCTTGATGCCGGTTTCCGCAAAGATACGTGCAATTAACTCAATATGTTGCTGTGCGGCGCTTACAGTGGCCGCTACAGCTGTGGCAGTGCTAGACTGTAATGCGCCGGCGTCCAATCCTGCGGATGCCTTGGATATGCCGGTGCGAGCCTCTTTTATCTCATCCATATACTTTAGCACGGGGAAAGATTGCTGCCCCACAAATGGCATACTGAGCGGCTGTATCTGTCCGGCAGCCCTCTGGCGTATAATTGAGCCAACCTCGGTATTCATAACGTCTTCGATGTTCACCATCCCCTCGGTAACCGCAACGCGTGGGTGAATTGACATCGCCAAGCTGTCTAATGTGTTACGCATAATGACAGACTTAATGCGTTGTATATCAGACACAGTGTCGGCTACTGACATGCCGAAGAAGTCGTGTGGCTCTGGATCTGGGCAGAGCGTCGCAAACGGCGCCATGTCACACGGCTCGTTCATTAAAATTCTGTTACCGTCGCCGGCAGTGCAAACTTTTCGCAGCTCTGCAATGCCGTCGCCGTCGTAGTCAACTTTGATATAGTTTTCGACGTATAGCACTTTTTTCATCGCAGGATCGTGGCGCTCGTTCATCTCATTTGTGAGCGCCTTGTTCCGCGTGTAACGCTCGACGTTGGTATCCATGTCGTCGTATGACGCGCCGAGCTCTGACACCTCGTCGTAGTCGTATCCCATCGCCACAAGCTCAGACACGGTTACGATACGCCGGTGGGCTACGTAGTCGGCTTGCTCAACAGATTTGCTTTCGCGTGAAATTAGGAACTCTTCCGGAGGCACGGCTTCTAGCCTTACGCGTCCATCGGGGTGTGTATATGTCGCCCTGACGGCGTGCATCATTGGCGCCGGCATCTCCTGACCTGTAAGCGGATCTTGCATTGGCTCGCCCATTGGCTCGGATGCCACAATCTCTACGTCAACCGCAGGATCTGACATAAGCGCCGCAAGAGCTGCGTCATCGAGGCCAGAGTATGACATTGTCTCGTACTTCGTCTGGTCGTCCCAGTATACCTTCAGTATGCCGACCTTACGCACAAGCGCGTCCATGAAGGCGGCGTGCATCTCTAGGAAGCCGTTGTTGTCTCGGTTTAT